TATTTGATTATGGATTTATTAAATCTTATAATGATCATCGATTACAAAGAAAAACTAATAATATTACACCAAATTCTATTAATTTAGTGTAATTTATCACTTAATAATTTTAATTTTCTAATTAATTAATATTATTAAAATTTAATAAAAAAATTTATTTGTATAATTAAATATATATAATGAACTTATGTAAATATAAAAATTCACTAGGTATACCAAAAAAAGGAATTCATTCTAGGAGATTTTTAGATTTAGCAATAAATGATGTAATTATGACTATTATTGGAGCTATATTAATTTCTTATTTTTTTAGTATATCATTAATTTATACATTAATATCATTATTTATTATAGGAATTATACTACATAGATTATTTTGTGTGAGAACAACAATAGATAAATTATTATTTCCAAATGTAACTAATTAGTTAAATGTGAATTATTATATAAATAAAATAATTATTTATCTAAGTAAAATAAGATTTAATAAATTTAATATAAAAAAAAATTAGTTTAGAGATTATCTAATTCTTCAAATAAATTATAAGGAATACAATCTTCGCAAACTAAATATACATTATTAAGTGATCTTAAAACTTTGAATCCATTTTTTAATAATTTATTTACAGTAATTAATAGATAAACTTCAGCTTTTCTATCAATCATATGTTGTTTTAATGTTGGTGAATTGATTGATACAAAATGAATATGATTTCTATTAAATCGTTTAAGACCTTCTTCGCGAATATTTAAGATATTAATTTTAGGTGTTCCATGAATTAATGTTATTGTTAAATCAGTAACTATTTCATAATTATCTATAATAATTGAATTTATACTATGGCCTTGTAAGGCACGAATTCTCCAATTATCATTATTTTTTTCAGTTTCAATTTGAAATCTGATTTTTTTATTTTCATCAGTTGGATTACAAATTATAATAATAATTTCTATAAATTTTTCCCATGATAAATCTATTCTAATATAATTATATAATTCTCTTAGATTAGCCCATCCATTTTGACGATTTAAACCTCGAAAATAAGTATTATGTCTTAATGGTTTAGTGATTGCATGAGAAATTTGATAACAAATATAACTTTTTGAATAATTTTTATGAATATTTATTGTTTCTATTGTATGTTTTTCTAAAGCACGGATTTGCCAATTTTCATGAGATTCTTTAGTTTCAATTTGAAACCTTATTTTTTCTCTTTTATTAGTTGGATAACATATAGAATAAATAATTTTAATAAATTTTTCCCATGATATTTCTTCATTCCAGACAATGTCTGATTTTATATAATCATATAATTCTTTTAAATTTGCCCATCCATTTTCTTTATTTAATCCTTGAAAATTTGTATTATGTCTTAATGGTCTAATAATTAAATGCGAAATCTGAAAACAAAGATCCGAATAGTTCATTTAGTCTTCAATAATTAGCCTAGAGGGCTACAGTAAAATACTAAATTTTTCATTATTTATTTTAAATAAATTTCAATTTTTTTTTAATTACAATTATGAAAAAGTTATTTTTTTTTTTTTGATAATAAATATTTATAAATTAATCTTTATAAAGATTAATTTATAATTTTATTTAATGTCTACTACAATAGGAGGATTATTACAATTAATAGCTACAGGTATACAAGATAAACCAATAATTAATAATCCAGAAATAACTTTTTTTAAAAAAGTATTTAAAAAACCTACAAATTTTTCAATATGTGGTATTGAAAAAAATTTAGGATTATTAAAGGCACAAAGAGAAAATACAATTAACATAGGTGATAATGGTGATTTATTATATAATTTATATTTTCAAATATTTATTCCAAAGACTATACAGACAGAAATAAATACAGTTACTAATATTTACAACAATACAACTCTAATAGTAAAACAATTTGATATTAATTATAGCGATATTTATTGTTTAATTTTTTATAATTCAAATAATTGGTATATTATTCCATACCAAATTTTACAAAATCCAACTATCACTTATAATAAAAAAATTATAAATTCATTTCCATTTCCAATTGCATCTAATACTAATGCTATTTATTATGAAATATCTAATAATAATAATCAAATTATACCTATTTCTACAAATGAAAAATTAGATGTTTCAATTCCTATTTATTGGGCTTATAATATTATTATTAATAATTTAGAAGTTGAACAATATTTTAAATATATTAATGATACAACTGTTATGAATTTAGGATATGATATTGATATAGTTTATAAATATTGTGTAAATAATTTTTTAGATTTTTCATTATATCAAACCAATACACTCAATACTAATTCACTAATAATATTAATAATTTTAAAATTATTATACAATAATTCTGATAATAATCTTATTTTTACATTTTGGAAAAAATATAATGTTTATGAAAATAATGAAATTAATTTTATAGCATTGATTACAGATAATAATTATTTTCCAAATGAATGGAAAACAAATTTAGATAATATTATAAATATATATTTTAGCTCAAATAAAATTTATAATCAAATTAATGATATTTTTAATCGATATTATTTATTAACATCAGTAAATATTTCAAATTTATATAATAATTTATCATTAGAAAATGCAAAAGATATTTATATAAAACTTAAAGTAATATTTAATAGATTTTATTCTATTTTAAATAATTCTAATTATACGGACCAAATAAATTTTAATAATAATTATCATGCTAAAATTTATTCTTTAACAGATTACGATCTATCTAAATATAATAATGATAATTTTAGTTTATTATTAACGAATGAATATTTAAAGTATAATTTATTAATTAATAATTATGATAATTTAAATAATACTGATTTCACAAAAAATTTAACTCCAATAGATTTACAAAATATTTTTGGTCTTATTGCCTATGATATAAGTAATTATTCATTAGCAGATAAATCAACACTTTCCTTCTTAGTTTTTTGGAGAAATTGTGTATTTATTAGATTATATAACAGATTTAAAAATGTATTTAATTTAACTGAAAATAATAGTAATTTATATGATTTAAACTTAAATAGAAGATTAACATTATATTATTCCATTTTTCCTCAAGATATGTTTTATTATGATGATTTTCAGAATTCATTTTATGAAATGTTTTATAAAAATAGTTTTCTAGGTAATTGGATTATTAATAGTGATAAATTAATAGATTCAAAAAGTAATGTATTTAATTTAATTTTATCAAATTTACAAAATAATACTAATGATATAACATTTAATAATAATTTTTTAAATTTATCATTAAATACAATTATTTTTTATACTATCAATCAAATCAATCAAAATAATTATTTAGGAATAATTTTATCAAATAATCAAGTTTATAAAGATAAATTAGTTTTAAATTATAATAATTATTATAATAATTTTAATTTTGAAATAATTTTAGTTGTTTATAATTCTCAATATATTTGTAATAATATTATTTTAAATAAAACCAATTTAATTATTGATATTACTGAATTTAATATTAATTTTTCAATAAATCAACAAATAAAATTAATTATTAATTATAAAATAAATATACCTTTAATTACTTTTTATAAAGATAATATTAATTATCCATATTTTAAAAATAATAATTATAGTAATGATAAAAATAGTTTAAATTTAGAATTAATTTATCCTAACACGAATACATTTATTAATCTAGGTTATCATAAATATGGATTAGTTTATTCTAATTCAAATTCAATTACAGAAATGATTTATATTACAACAATAAATATAAATAATTTTTATGTGATAAAAATAAATTTTCCAATAATATATCAAAATAGTGAATACACACATATAAATATATATCGTACTAAATCTAATGATACTAAGTTTTATTTAATTGATAAAATTTCTATAAATTCTACGGAATATTTAGATAATAAAATTGATAACTTATTGATAAAATTGTTTGTTCCAAAATTAGAAAAAGTTAATTCTGAAAATTTATATTTAACTACAATAGATAAAAATAAAATTATTTTAAATTTAATTTATAATTCAAAGAGTCTTTTAGGAATTGGAACTTACATGTATGGTATATTATCAAAAGATACTGGTTTAATAGATAATATTAATACAATTTATGTTTCAAATAATCAAAATGTTATAATTAATAATACTAATGAAGTTATTTATAGAACAGCAGTAAATGGAACTATTTTTTATTTATTAGAAAACGTGTCATCTATTGATAATATTCCTGATAGTAGTTTAAGTATATCAAATAATATAAATCAAACAATTGGATATTTTGATTATGGAATAACTTTTTTATCTGATAATTTGATTGAAACTGAAATTGATAATTATTCTAGTATTTATACAAATAATCAATATGTAAAAATAGATAATTTACCTATAAATAAAAATTATTCATATAGAAATATTTATAGAAGAGATTCGATAACTAATACTTTTTATTTATTAGATACAATTAATAATACTGAAACATTTTACATTGATTATTTTAATAAAAAACCATCAAAGTTTTTCATTAATAAAGTTAATAATATTCCATATGATATTATTACAAATTTTATTTATTCTAATAATAGTATAATTCTAAATAATGAATCATTAAGTTATAATTATTTATATTATCTAATATATAAAAATAATTTTCAAGATTATATTAAATTGTATCCATTAAACAAATATATGTCATTTACAGAACAACCATTTAAAATTTCTTTAAATAATATTGAGTCTAATAGTGATTGGGATATTGTAGTTAATGATTCATATGTTATTAATAATTTAATTTATACTACTGATAATAATGGTATTTATACTATTAATAATTTTATAATATCAGATTTTATTATAAGTAATTCTAATAATCTATATGACTCAAATAATAATTTAATAATAGAAACAGGTTATTATTTTATTAATTCAGAGTATTATTATAATAAAATAAATAATAGTTTGGTGCCATATACTTATATTTATTTAGATATTGATATTATTAATTTAACATCATTAAATGTAGTAGGAAATTATGGTATATATCAAAATAATTTATATCAATTTTTAAATGGATCTTGGCAAATAGTAGTTTCAGGTAATTTTCATAATTTAATTGATAATTCTTATTATACAATTAATATTCAAAATTCTTTAATAAATTATAATATTAATTTCGATATTATTACTGCTAATTTAGTTACAATAATAGATGATACTATTAATTTAAGCGGATATATTATTAATAATTCTAAATTATATGAATATATTAATGGATCGTGGAATATTGTATCTAATTCTATTTATTATTTAATTTCTGATACAAATTTTAACAATCATTTTATCCAAATAGATAATAATGGTAATATTAGTATTTATAACCAAATTACGATAAATTATTATAATTCATTTATAACTTCAGCTAGTGGAACATATGCTTCAATAAATAATAAATTATATATTAATAATAATGGAATTTGGTATTTAGTTACTGATAATTTTTTTTATGATAAAACTACAACAAATAGAATTTATATTGATAAAAATGGAGTAATAAATATAATTAAACCAATTATTGTAGATGGAACTATTTATAGTCAAAGTAATGGTAATTTATTAAAAAATAATTCAATTGTTACTGAAGGTTATTTTATAATTAATAATATTATTCAATATATTAATATACAATCATCATTAGTTAAAGAAATAATTACTTTTATAAAACCAATTAATTATTCTATTAGTAATAATAATTTATATATTGATAATATTTTACAAGAATCGGGGAATTTTTATATTAATGATAATTATTTTTCTATTAATATTATAAATTCAATTACAAAAATTAAAATATTAGCTTATAATTATAAATTTGATTCAAATAAATTATTTATTTACAAACCATTACTTTTAGGTAATTATAATTATAAAATATCTTTTTATAATAAATCTACAAATGAAGAATCATATTTATCAAATAATTTAAATATCAATAATATTAATGGTTTTAATATTATACTATCGCAATTATCACCAATATATAATAAAAATTATAATTCTTGGAATATATATAGAACAGTAAATAATGGAACAGATTATTATAAAATAGCGAATATATTAGATACTATATATAATGCTGAAAATATTTTTACAGATTCTTTCAAAGATATAGATATAATTAAATTACAATCATATCAAAATATATATAATTTAACAGATAATTTAAAAGATGCTATTAATAATTATACAATTTTAAAAATTCCAATTAATAATATTGCACCAAATTTATATTCATTTATAAGTCATTCATCAGATGTTGATTTTTTAAATAATAAACAAATTTTGGATTGTTATGATTATATTTTTAATAAACCATTTTTAATGTTTGTAAGAACTAATAATAATAATTTTAATGATATTTTTACATTGAATGAATGTTTTACAGATAATTTATTATATTTTTATAATATTCCATTTCTTATTAATTCAACTACAAAAATAAAATTAGATAACTATAATGTTAATTATATTATTCCAATTTCAACACAACAATTTTTCATAAGAGATACACCTTTGTATACAACAGAAGATTATTTTTCTACAAATATAATTAGACAAGTTTTAGATAATGAAATTTCGCAAAATACTTTTAATCCTGCTTATGATAGTTTTAATGGTAATAATAATGATTTAATAAATATTATTGATACTTTAAATAATTATAATAGTATAATTGATATAATTAATCAAACAAATAATAATTATTTAAATATTTTTAGTTATATTAAAAGTCAAAATATATATGGTAATACAACTTTAAATTATATTTTTAATAATATTAATAATTTATTTAATTATACAAATTATGATTATGAAAATTCTAGTCATTATGCACTTTTTCCATTTATATATAATACTTATAATTCTGGAAATAAAATAACTTCAGATATATCAACATATTTACAAAATATTTCTTTATATTTTCAATCATATATAAATAATTATTATACATCAAATAATCCAAATATTATTACTAATATTATTTTATTACATCCAATTATAGATAATAATATTTTTCAAATTAAAATAAATAATACTGTGTATACAAATCCAATTATTGAAAATAATACAATTTTAATGAATTATTCAATAGATATACCAAAAGAAAATTATGTAGAAAAAATAACTAATGAAATTGAAAAATTTAAATATATTGGAATTATTAATTTAGATACAGTTGATTATAAATATAATACTTATAAAAAATATGGAAATAATATAAAAAAAATATATAATGGAAATTTAATTATTAATTCGAGTAATCAAATTAATTTAAATAAAATTAATAAATATTACTATAAAATTATAATAAACAATAATGATTCTAATATTAATTTATTAATTGATAATAAATTATATAATTTAACTAAAGTTTCTAATGTTGATAATACATATGAAATTTATTCAGATACAGCACTTAATTTAATAGTAAATTCATTTTATGTTAATACTGATTTAAGTTTTTCAAATATTAACAATATTCAAATAATAAATATTATATATAATCTTAATTTTAATTATTATACATCTGATGATTTATCAAATTATAATTATTATAGTTATGATAACATTATTTTTTATCCTTTATTATTTAATGGTTTTATGATTAATTCAGGATCTTTAGAAGAAACTATTTCAATAATAGTTGCTAATTTTAGTGAAATTTATTATTTATGTAATGACAATATTATTTATAAAGAAATTAAAGAATGTTTAAATCCTTATTTGATCACACTAATAAATTCTAAACAATTAAGTATAAATAAGAAAATTAATATATACTATAAGATTTTATTAAATACGATAAGTAATAATATAATAATTAATGTTAATTATAATCCAATTTCTTTTACTTTAGTCAATAATTATTTAGAATTTTACATAGAAAATTTAGAACCATTTAACATTTATGTTAATAATATTTTATATTATGATTATACAATTATTGATTTTAAGGAATATAATTATTATTCTGAAATCATTAATCTTAATTTCAGTCATTATACTTTAGATTCAAATATATATTATCAAATAACTGATATTAATTCTCAATATTTTATTATTAATTCAGAATTAGATAATTTGAATATTAATATTTGTAATTTTGATTATAATTCAAAAATTATTAAACCTACATTAAATAATATAATTGATAAATTATTTATTGAAGATCCTAATAATTATATTCTATGTTCTGATTTAAATAATAATATTGATATATTTAGAATTAAAAATATATCTGATAGTAATTTACAAAAAAATATTAATTATAATTGTTGGATATATAAAGGTGAATTAAATATTATTAGTCAAAATTTCGTGCCTGAATATTCATTTTTTCATATAAATAATAAATTTTATTATTATGATCCTAATAATTCAAATTTAAATACTATTATAAGTAATGAATCTACTTTTAATATTTTAGATAATAATATGTTTGATAATTCTCAAAAACAATTGTTAAAAATCAAATATAATATTAATTGTCAAGAAGGAAGTAATTATATTCAATTAAATAATGATTTAAATACTATAAATGATCAATTATTTTATAAAAAAAGTGATAATACCATAAGAAATATTAAATTCAATAAAAATAATAAATTATTTTTAAATATTGAAAAAGAATATATTGATTATTCAAACCCTATTTTTCCTAAAATAATTACATCAGATATTACTTATTCAAATTTAATTTTACCAAATATAAATGGTTCTTCATATGTCATTATCAATAATAATTCTTATTATATAGGTTCTTTAACTGATAATTATGGAATTTATGAATCAACTTCATCTAATATGATTATAAATGGCAATGATGTATATATAAAATCGTATGATAAAATTATAACTTTATGGAAAATTAATGTAATAACTTCTATCAATAAATTTTATATTTATATATGGACTATTAATACACAAATTAATATAACTATTCCAACAATATCTCAACCTTATTATTTAAATAATACTAATAATTTTCAATCTATATTAGGTTATAAGTATTATACAAATAATAGACACATAGATAATACATTTAATTATGAAATATTAACATTAAATTATAATTCTGTATTTAACTTAACTAATATATATGTTAATAATAAAATTACATTAGTTCATAAATACGATGAATATTATTATATTGTAAAATATGATAAATTGTATTTAGAAATGGGCGAAATTATAATATTGGATGAAAATAAATTTGAAGTATTAGGATTAAATATTTTTACTAATTATTATGAAATGAAAATAATTGTAAAAGCGAATAAATTACTATATAATTATACAGGATATTATAGTAATAAGAAATATAATAATTTGAAAATAGAAGCAAAAACTAATGATATATATAAATTTTATAAAAATATTTGTCTAGATGTTGGTTATTCTTATATTGATAATTCAATATTTAAAATAAATTTAACTAATCAAACAATAAATAATATATTTGTAAATATTAATTCTCCAATACATATTAAATTATTCTATTCAAATGAAAAATTTTATTTATTTGATGATTTTATTAATTTAAAAATTGGCGATAATTTAATTTATAATAATGAAATATATAATATTATTTACATAAAAGATAATCAAATTATAATTAATTCATCTATTAATTTAGTTGAAAATAATTTTTATAATTTTATATTATGTTATTTATCAATTCCAAATAAAGAATATTGTTTTACAGATAACTCATTTAAAATTAATAAATCAATGAATTTAAAAAATATAAATATAACTAATAATTATTCTTTAGAAATTGATATTTCATTTAATGATATTAATAGTGTTTCAACATTAATTGATCTTGAAGTATTAAATCTTTATTATTATCAACCTGTTTATATTAATGGTTTATACAATTATGTTGTAAATTGTAATAATAATATAATTTATTTATTAAATCCATTACTTACAAATAATTGTTCTACAATGATATTATCACCATCAAATGATAATAGATATTTTATTGATAAAAATGAAATTTATTATAATAAAAAATTATATATATCCAATAACTGCGATACAATTAATTATATGACATATAATTTAAATAATAATTCTTGGTTGCGTAAACAATCATTGTCAGATATAACACTATCAAATTCTGATATAGTTAATTTTTACAAATATAAAGAATATAATGTAGATTATAATTTAAATATTGGATCATATCATTTGTTAATAAATTCAGAAAATATTATTAATTTTGTCATTATTATTGATCAAAATAAAATTAATTTTAATATTGAAGGTATTTATTATTTAGATAAAATATTTAAATGTTATGTAGATTCTAATGGTTATTTTAAAATAGATAATATTAAAATTGATCAATTAAAAAAAACATATTCAACAAATAAAAATAAAGTTGAAATAATAAAAAAATATGATATTAAAATTTTAGGTTATGATAATAATAAATATAAAATTTCATTTATTAATGATTATGTAAATATTAATATTTATAATAAAATTTATATTAATGATATTGATTATGATTTTATTCAATTAAATGATGAGTATTATATTATAACAAATACAATACTAGATGATTTTTCAATAATAATTACTAAAAATATAAATTGGATAGAACAAACAATAGATTATTCTAATTATAGTAAATATGTTTTAGGAACTCAACCAAATAATAGTATATATAATATTAATGGAAAAAATTATAAAATTATACCATCAAATCTTAATATATCTGTTGTTTATATTAATAATAATTACTCTAATACTGATTACTATATTGAAAATATTGATTTATTATATATTAATAATAATACTTATTCAATAACTAATAATTTAATTTTAGATAATTCAGAGAAATATTATATTTATGATTTATTTCATTCAATTACTAATATAGTAAATGGATCTATAATTACATTATCATATCAATTAGAATCAAATATAAAAAAAACTAATTTATATTTGCTTAATAAAAATGAAATAGAAAAAAATAATTTTATATATGTTTCATATTTAGATAAATATAATATTAAATTCACAGGTTTAAAACCTTGGAAAAATTGGACCTTATTAACTTATAATTATAATTTACTAAATATAGGTTTACAATTAGATAATTTAAATATTAAACAATTTAATAATAATAATTATTATTTAACGATAAATGAAATAAATTATTTATCATATTTTTTATTAAATAATAAAAATTATGAAAGAATTAAATTATTAGAAGAATTATTAAGAAATGTAATTTATAATAATTGGATAAAAAATCCTTTTTTTTTTAAAGATGTAATAAAAAATATTAATAATTTTTTAAATTCGAATGGATATTTAGATTTTTATTTTAATGGTAAAAAATTATTATATTCAGATAAAACTGAAATTATTTATATTACAGATGAATTTACTTATTTATCTAATCAAATTTATCGAGATCAAAATAGTTATAATAGAGTTATTAATCAGATTAATGAATATATTAATACAGGTTCAATAAATGATGATATATTTTTTGGTATATCAATTCATGATTTATTAAATTATCTTACTACAATTGAATCACCTGAAAATTTATCTAAAAATATTCAATATAGTTATACTGCTAATTACAACGATGTTTCAAGTTATAATTTAATAGTTGATACATTATATAATTCTTCAACAGATATAAATAATATTAATATATTACCTTCTTTAGTTAATTTTACATCAAGTTATTTATATGATAATTTTTTTATTTTAAAACAAGTTATTAATTATTCTATTATAAATTTTACAAATTTAGGATTTGAATATAATCTAAGTTTTAAAAGTAATGAAATATATTACAATGGCAATCAACTTATGAAAATAAATAATAATTATATAATTAATCTACCATTTACAATTGAAAGCACTATTTATTTTAATAATTTTACTACAACAATTTTAAATAATGAATTGTGGTTAGTTCCAAAAAATAATCAAACTTTATCTATAATAAATAAAAATAAATTATATATTGATTTTGGTGTTGAAATTAAATATATAAAATTTAAAACATTAATAAATATTTATTCTAATAATTATTTTTTAGAAATGGATAGTAATGGTTATTATATAAATTATACACTTAATGAAAATCTAACTAGTTTTTCATTAATAAATATTAATTATGATTTAATTGATACTAATTCATTTTTTGAAGTTATCGAAAAGTATAATATTACATTATTAGAATATCAACCTGCAAGACAATATTTTAATGGTATAACTAGTAATTATAGTATTGAAATTTTAGGAATAGAATATAATTTAATTGAAAATTATATAGAAATTAATAACCAACCACATGATTCTTTTAAATTAATAGATAAAATAATATTAAGTAGAGGTAATTATTTAGATACGAAACAGTATATTATTTTTAGAGAAGATTTTATTTATAATGAAAATATGTTAATAAAAATTGTTAATATAAATTATATTTTATTCAAGGATGATATTGGATATTATATTAATACAGAATTAAGTAATATAAAATTTAATGGCAATATTAATTTATTAGAGTATTTTAATAAAATACAATATTTAGATATCAAAGATTTAAATTTTAGTAATCAAACTTATATAACTTTTAATATATTAGAAGATGAAAATATTATTACACAACAATATTTATTAAATATGTCAAAAGATGGAAGATATTTTATTGAAACAAATACATCACTATTAAATTTAGGTGTAATAAATAATGTAATAATTACAAATAATAGTAATATATATTATGCATATTTGAAATATGATCCACCAACTTGGATAAGTTATAGTGATTTTATTAATGCTAGACAATATATAAATATTAATAATTATTTTCAGAGTAATTCATATATTTCATTTACTCATAATAATTTAGAATCTTGGTATAAAATATATGAAGAATCTGAAAGTAATAAATATTATATAGAAACAAGTGAAAAAATAGTAAATAATATTATTAAGACAAATATAAAACAAATTGTAAATTCTAATTATGTTAATTTTTGTAATAATATAGTATATAAAATTGAAGTTGAAGAAGATACGACAAATAATTTAATTTTTCAATATGATTATATAATTAATAATATAATTCCAAATAAAATTGTTATTTATGATAAAAATACATTATTAATATATCACGATAGTTTTATTAATTCAATTAATAATTTAACATATTTTTATAGATTAAATCATAATTTTATAAATAAAATATTAAATATTAATGGAAAAATTATTAATATAGAAGACGATTATCAATATTCAATAAATGATAGTTTATATATTTTTTCAAAAAACGTAAATAAATATTTTTTTGAATTAAAACGTGATATTAATGATAATTCAGATGATGATATGAGAAATAATAAAATAACAATATATAATGAATTTGTGAGTAATGGATTAATATATTTAAATACAGGAACTAATTATATAATTTCATTATCAGAAAAAATAAATAATTGTTCAAATATTAAATATAAAATAGGAAATGAAATTTTTACAAGTCCAAATTTAATTTTTAAACAAAATACTTTAGTTCAAGTATCATTAAATAGTCAAAATTTTTTTAATGAAATATCAATTAATGAAAATATATACTATGGAGATTATTTAGTGTCTTATAATAATTTTAATATATTAAATAATTCTAATAATGGAAAATTTGTAGAAACAATTATACCATCTACAATAACAAATAATATAATTGAAAAAACTATTAATAATAAAATAGTTCCTAAATATGATAAATTATTTGAATATATTAAATTATATTTTAATGATCAATTAATAGATGAATTAAATGAATATATATTTAATATTAACTATAATTTATATGCAACAGATGAAATGAAAAGAAATATTGAAAAACTTACATTACTTAGACAATGTGATAATGGATATCAATTAATAATTCCTATTAATTTTTGGTTTAGCAATAATTCGAGATTTTCATTACCATTAATATCAATGCCTTATACCGATATAAGATTAATTTACAAATCAGCATTATCTTATGATATGGAAATTAAATTATTAACAGAATTTATAATTTTAGATAATGAAGAAAGAAAATTATTTGGTTCATTAAAATATGAATATATAATACAAACATATAATACATTGCCTTCAATAGCAATAAATAGTCCAAATATGGTTATTAATAGACATTTTTCAGGTTTAATAAAAGATATTTATTTAATAACAGATCCTTTTATTAAAATTATTAATAATTATGATAGTAGATTAAGTATATATGTAAATGCATATAATTTATGGTTAAGTAATAATAATGATAGTAATATAGATACAATTATTATAAATAATAACGAAAATGAATATAAGAGTTGGGAATTTAGTATAAATAAATCATCATTTAATAGAATAAATAATTTGGTATCAAATTTTAATAATTTAATAAATAATTTTCAATATAATTTAATAAAATTTTTAATGTTTTTTCAGGATAAATTTTTATCATCTAATTTACTAACAGATGAAAGAAAGAATTATATTATTTTTATTTATTTAAAATATCAATTTAAAAATGAACAATTAATGAATAATTTACCTAGAATAAATTCATTAATATTTCATGGAAATGGAACTGAATTATTTAGCGAAAGAGATTTTATGTATTTTAATTATGTTATACCATATACTAAATTTAAAAACACTTTACCAAATAATTATTACGTTTATACTTTCTCATTAAATCCATGTGATTATGATCAATTTACAGGTCATCAAAATTATAGTAATTTAGATGATTCTAGTATTACTATTTCATCAGTTAATGATATATTTACTTCGTATAATTTACAAATTATAGTAAAACAATATAATGTATTGAAAATAATTAGTGGAATTGGTAATTTACTATTTCAATAAAGGTATTTTCTTAGCTGATTTGGATAAAGATAAATTAACTGCTTTTTATAATTCTGATTATAAACCATTTATTAAGGATACTGATTTAGATTATACTCATCTTAATACAGTTTTAGATTATCTTACTATTGGTATAATTACAATGTATAAAAATAATATTAAATTACATTATGTTGAATATATTGAAAGATATGTTAATATTGTTTGGAAAAAGAAGGACACAATAACTAAAATTAAAGAAGAAAATAAAGATGAAGAAAAACAAAAAGAATTAGTTAATGAATTTTGCAGACAATTGAGAAAGGTTAAGAATGATATATTAGAACAAGTTATATGTGTTCAATTTGTAAAGATGAAACAGGAAGCTGTGAAAAATTCCAAGTAAGAGAAAATCCCAAACCATATAAAAGTGGTAATGTCTTCGTCCATGGGTTACTCAAGTGTAAAACTTGTAATAATGTATGGAATAGAGATGTAAATAGTGCCACTAATATATATAAAATTGCAAAGAATGCAATTAATGGAATTGAACGACCAAAATATTTATGTAGAGAAAAGAAGGAATAAAATGTAAAGGTAGAAAACCCTAAAAAAGAAAAGGTTAAAAAAGTTGTTCAAAAGAAAGCTAATAAATCAGTTAGGGTTGTCGCCTTAACAAAATCATAATTTACACGCTCTGCAACGGGCAAACCTTGAATATTTTTTTGTTGAGTAAAATCGGCATTTTAAATCTTTAAGGGTGTAAAATAATCCATATAATAAACTTTAGAAAAAACTAATTATTAAAAAATATTCCTCCAATACCATTTAAAACTTTAAATAAATTATATTGGATAGCATAACATCGTAAATTAACTGAATTTTGATAATTTATATTTTTATTCATAGTTAATTGTAAATAAGCATCATCTATTTTACTAAAATTAATACTTCCTGATGGTTGTAAATTTTTAGGATGTAATGCAAATGAATACATATAAATACCTTTTTGAATAGGATTTAAATTATTTTGATATTGTTGTAAATTAGTATAATATATAATTGAATTTAAATCCATTCTATTGATTGAATTTATAACAACTAAATTTTTATTAATTAAATTATTACCATAATTAAATATATCATTTACATTTTTAGATAAATTTGATAATAGAATTGCTCGCCATATTAATATTTTAATTGGATTATATAATGATAATTTATAAATATTATTTACAGAATTAATAATTTGATCAGGTAATGTTTGAACAACTTGTATAACATATTCATGAGATTTATTAATAAAATTTATTCTTTCAGAATTATCAATATAAATATAGTTAACTAATAAATACGAATTTAACAATGATGGAATATTATTTTGTAAATTATTAGTATTTTCAATTATAATTGCTTGTTTCATAGTTACAGTTAAATTAGATATTATTCCAATAATAGGGAAAATAAAATTAAAACTTCCTCTAATTGGATTATAATTTAGTCGTTGAGTTATAGGATCAAAACTAATGAATTCTCCAATTATAATATTATTTTGACTTAATTGTTCTTTATAAGAAAAACAACAAATATTTTCATTAATAATTATATAAGAATTAGGTGAAACTTTATAACATAAATCAAAATCATTAAATTCAACATTTATTTTAATATCACTATTCATAAGTGAAATTAATGGTAAAGCTAAACCTGAATCTAAACAAAACCAAAAACAAAATGGAATATATAATATATTACTTTTTTTGGTATAACTATATTTATTAAGATAGTGTTTATTACCTATAATATTATTAAAACTTTTATTATGACCGTAACTTTTTGTTAATTCAAACCAAATGTTTAACCAATCACCATAATGCTTATCTATTATACTTCCTTCAATTTCAATTTCAATATTATTAATTAAAGCTAATCCAATTTTATTAACCCATTTAAAATTTAAATCTGAATTTATATCTGGTAATTCAACATATAGATAAGTCATACCTAATAAATCAGCATTTTTACTAATGATTACTGATGATTTTCGACCAAAATTTGGTGTCGATTTAAAAAATTGTGGTGTAGCTTCAATTGAAAAATTAGTATATTTTTTATATAATATTTTAAAAAATGTTATTTCAGGTTTTGTTGATAAATAAATATTTTCTTTACCTATAGATGTTAATAATAATAAACCTAATCCCATTATATATAATTAATAATATTTTTATAAATAGTAATATTTATAAAAATATTGTTTTACACTTATTATATAATAATTCAAGGGTGTAAAAATGGATTATGTACAAAATATAAATTAGATCCGGTATTTGAATTATATAATGGTATTAGATTTGATTTTAAAATTTCTATTGTTTTAGATACAGATTCTTTTGATGCCTCTATTTTTTTACCAAATTTATCACCTAACTTTTTAATTGTATTAGAATCATAAGTAATATCTTTATTGTCTTTATTTAAAGATATAACATGAGCTAATAGTACACGAAGACCAGCAGCTTTCATTTCATTATTATGAGTTTCTTGAAGCAACATATTTAATTTTTCTTTTAATTCTGATGTCATTGGTTGGATTTCAATTAAAGTATCAATAAGACCTTTTAAAGCGGTAGAATAACTTGGCATATCATCTCTATTTAATAAATAGTTTAATGATATTTGCAAATTACTACCATCTTCGTAATTTATATTTTCATCAAATCCTCCTTTTTGAATTTTTTTATTTAAATTTAAAGATTTATTTAAATTATATAATTGATGACTAATTGCATGAAAATAAAGATTATTATTATTTTTACCACCTCCTAATTGGTTTTGTTGGCCGGGTAGTAGTAATCCTCTTTCTATTCTTATTTTAGCAATAGCTTTTGCCAATTTATCTCTTATACTATTTTTATCATATTGAGGAACTTGTTTTAAATTATTTATTCGTTGTAAATCACAATATTTCAGTGTTTTGTTTGTATTTAAAAATTCATGTGGAACTGCTTCTAGATATAAATTTAAAAATTCAATTAATTTTGTATTATTTTTAATATTATTATAAATTTTTTTTCTTTCATCTTCATTAGGAATTTCTTGAGTTAATTGTTCTAATAATGTATCATTTAACCAAGATTTAACAGTTTCAAATTCGAGGAAAGAATTTCCGTCAGCATCTTTGCAACCTGTTTCTGTTATTTTAAATCTTAAAACTAATAATACTGTTAAAATAATAATTGGTGGTGTTTCAGCTATATCTTTATTCGCTATTTCCCAAAAATCAGATTGTTCTAAATATTCTTTACATTTAGACCAAGATGGAACTTTAGATTCTATTGGAACTACTGGATCTTTAATTAGAACTCCTCCATTGTCTTTTAAAGAAGTTGATAAAATACATGCTAAAATATATTTATTACAAGCAGGAATATTTGTATTTTCAAGACCATTAAAAATACTACATAAATTATTTGAATCTAAATGTGAAGTTTTATTAAAATATGATTTTATTTTTATTATAAAGTTATAATCTTTGTTAGTTAAAATATTCTTACAAATTGAAAAAGTTGCATATAAAATGCCTAATGATAAAAGGCTTTTTGATGTTAAGTATGCTAATAAATTATTTAAATTTATAATATCTGTTTTTTTTTTTTCAGTTATAAATTCTAAACATATTTTAAAATATGAATCTAAATTTTTTTTACCTTCATCGCACCAGTTATTTATTCTTTTTTTTTCATTATCATTAGGAGGTTTATGAGATGGACGAGGAAATGTTCCTATTTTTAGTACTCTTATAAAAAAATAATTTAGCAATTCCTTAATCTGATCATATCTGATAAGATATTCTAATTTCTTTAAAGTTTTTAGTAAAAAAGTTATTTTATCTTTATCACACATTTTTAAAAATATTTCTCTTTCAATATTTTCTGTACCAGCATGTTTTTTATTTTTTGATTCACCGTAAAATTTTGTTAAAATCCAATTTTTATCATCTTTATCAAGTTCAATATTATGTCTTTTAATATTACTTTTATCAAAACTTAATTTAAATTGATCAAAACTTGCTCTTTTATAGTCTGTAATCTTTTCTATTCGTTTATTAATATCAATTTCATCTAAATTTAAATACGCACCACCGTGTAATCTATATGTTGATTCCGATTCACCTTCCGTTGGTTTAAATGCCTCAGCTATAATGTCTAAATCAGATAAAGTAGAGCTATATAATTTTTCAAACTCTTTTTCTTGTGATTTTAAATCAGGTAATTTATAAATTTTTATTAAAGTATTGATATAATTAAGACAAAATAAATCTTCTTCGTATTGTTTATACTCGCGAGTTGTTGCGTTTTTTGGTAATTCTGGTGGTGGTTCTACTGGTTCTACTGGTTCTACTACGCTTGACAATCCTGATAGGCTATATGAAAAGTCTGTTTCTGCTGGTCTTGAAGGTGTTTCTCGTCTTGCTGATACTTTTTCAAAATCCCTGAATCGTGAGCTTGATAATGCTTCTGGTTGTCTTGATGATGATGCTGCTCCTGGTGACCATAATCGTGAGCCTGATGCTTCTGCTGTTGTTTTTCGTCTTATTGATGCTGGTTCTGCTGTTGGTGGTTCTCTGAATAATTCTGATATGTCTAGTACTGCTGTTGCTTCTTCTGAGTTTTTTTTAGATACTTCTGCTGCTGTTTCTGCTGGTTCTGCTGGTTGTACTGATATTGATGCTGCTGCTGTTGGTGGTTCTCTTAATGATTCTGATATGTCTAGTACTGGTGTTGCTTTTTCTGAGTTTTTTTTAGATACTTCTGCTGCTGTTTCTGCTGGTTGTTCTGATGATGCTGCTTGTGCTTCTTTTTCTCGTTTTGCTAGTGCTTCTTTTGCTCGTTTTGCTAGTGCTCGTCCTTCGTCTGCTTTTACTTTTGCTTGTCTTTCTGCATCTCGTTTACTGTCACGTACTAGGTTTAAATCTGATATTAGTTTTTTTATATTTTTATCTTCTTGGTCAAATAGTATTTTTAATTTGTTCCACTCGTTCTTTTGTATTCCTGGATTATTTGCTTGGGTTGATATATCTGTTTTGAGTTTTTTTGCTTTTTCTAATTCTTTAAATATTTTATCTTCTTCCTCTTGTAGTTGTTTTACTTCTTGTATTGCTAGGTTTGATATTCTTATTGCTTCTAATGCTTCTGTTCTAATTTTTTTAATATTCTCATCGTCATCTAGGACGTCCATATGTTATATATAATAACTTAGAAAAAAATTATTATATATTTTTTATAATAAAAAATATATAATTTTTTTTCTATGTATTAATATAATGTTAAAAAATTTTTATATTATAATTTGTATAATAATTATTATAGGAATTTATTATTATTCAAACTTTAAATCTGAAAGTTTTGATGAATCTAATAATAAATCAAAAGTAAAAGTGTACAATTATTATACATCTTGGTGTGGTTGGTCTCAAAAATTTTTACCAGAATGGAAAATTTTTTCAGATAAGGTAAATGAATCAAAAAATATTCAAGCTATTAGTGTTGCTTGTGATGATCCAGAAAATAATAATGCTTGTTTAAATGTGCCTGGATTTCCATATATTATGATAGAAAAAGATAATTCAACTATTCCATATGAGGGTGAACGAAAAGCAGATAAAATTTTAGATTTTGTTAATAATATGATAAAATTCTAGTTCTTTAAATCTATCTAAATTAAAATTATTAAATCCATTCATAGCACCATACCAAGTTCCTCCAATAGCACCTGTTGTATCATTATCACCCGGATGAATACATACTAAAGTCATAAATGAATACAAATTATTAGTAATTAATAAACAATCATAAGCATAAATACAACAATCTAAACCTGATTTAGTCATATTTTCATATTTATTTAAATCATTATTTGGAAAAAATTCAGATAAAAAATTTATTCTTTCATTAAAATTAATAATATTATTATCTAATAAATTAAAATGATCCATTCTAATTTCTTTATATTTTTTCCAATAACTAATATAAGTATCTAAATCTTTTTTTTTACCAAAATTAAATAAATAATTCTTGGATTCATATAATTCTAATAATTTATTAACCCATTCAAATTTACATATATTATTCATTGCAAAAGCAGTAAATAATGCTGTAACCAAACCACCCATATATCCAATATAATAATTATGAGTTAATTTTGAGGCTATTATAGATTCATTAATAACTTTTTCAATATTATCATAAAATAATAAACCAATAGGACCAGTGCGCATTGCAGCGCCATTTCCACCCATTGATTTACTTATTTTTAAATTCTGATTAAACATTAAACTTCTAATACTTTCTAATGTTGTAATTCCAGGAGATCTTTTACCATCTTTTAATATATCTAAAACTTTAATATATTCTTTTCTATAATTTTCATAACCACCACCATTAATACATGCTCTATAAGTAGCCAATATTAAAATAGTATCATCAGAACTATTCCATCCATCTAAATTAATATAATTAGCACCACCTAATATAATAAAATAATTAAGCATTTTATTTGAAATATTAATATACGATTCTAAAGTTTTACATCTAGTGTTATAATTAAATTCCCATTCTTTATTTTTAAAACCTAATGTTTCAAAATATGAAGCAAATAAAAGACTTGCTTTAATTTTTTCATTATTATTCATTAAATTATGAGAGAAAAATGTAATTAAAAAATTAATTATAATATTTTATAATGTTTAGCAATATTAAATATAATTTATATGAAATATTAAATGTTTCCCAATCTTGTAATGAAAATATAATTAAAAAAAGTTATTTAAAATTAATTAAAAAATTTCATCCAGATAAAAATAATATAATAGAAGAAGAAATTTATTATCATATAATATATGCAAATCAAATACTAACTAATAAAGAATTAAGAGAAAAATATAATGATTTTATAAGAGAAACTCAAGACTTTAATAAATTAAAATTAGAATCAAAAAAAGATTTAGATATTAATAAAGTTTCAAAAGCAGAATCATTAATAATATTTAATAATAAAGTTAAAGAATTAAATAATAAACATGGATTTACAGATGATTTAAATATAAAAAAAGAAAAAAAAAGAGAAGAATTGACAATAAAAAAAGAAATAAATCCTAAAGATATTAAAGAATTTAATCAAATATTTTTAAAAAAAAAAAATAGTTGTTTCAAAGATCAAATTATTGAATATAAAGGTGAACCAATGGAAATAACTACTTATAATTCTAATAATAATTATAGTTTCATAAGTGATATAGAAAAATTATATATTGACGATAAAATTGGAAATAATAGTTTAGATATAGTTTATTCATTACAACCATTCATTGAAATTTAATATAACTATAAAAAAATTGATTTATATTTATAATAACAATTATATATATAAATTAAGTATGGATTATTATTTAATAGATTTTAATAATGAATTAAATTATTCATTTGATAATGTAATAATAGGAAAAAAAATAAATTGTTCTTCGACTGAAAATATATTTAAATATTTCATTTATTATTCAAATAATATATCTCCTAAAAGTATTTATTTAAAAGTTCCAAGAGTTAGATTAATGTATAAACTAGGACAAAATAATTATAATCAAGAAAGAATAGTTTTATATCCTTTATATGATCAATTACAAATATTTATTAATTTTATTAAAGAATTTGAAGAAAATATAACAATATGTATAAAAAATAAATATTCAAATTTAGAATTAAATAGTATATTGATAAAAAATTCTATCAATAATAATTATTCATTAAAAGTAAATGTAGATGATAATATTAAAATAACATCAACATTCAATAAAACAATAAATTTAAAAGATTTCAAAATAAATAATGAAGTTGAATTAGTAATAAAATTAAATTATATTTGGATAAAAGAAAATAAGTTTGGTTTAAATTGTAGTTTATATCAAATTAAATATTATGCATCACTTCAAGAATTAAATATAGATTTATTAGATAAACAAATTTATGACTCTAAAATTGAATCATCAAAAAATAATTCGATTGAAAATTTAGGATTTTGTCCCATTGTAGTAGAACCTGTATTAATTCCACCTAAACAAATAGGATTAGTGCCATCAATAGATGCATTAATAAATGCTAAAAAAAAATTAAAACCAACTAATTAAATTATAGTTTTTCTTAAAAAATAATTTACAAATAAAGATTATAATTAACTTTTAGATAAGGCATAAATATAATATTGTAATAAATCTCAATGATTAAACTCATTAAATTAAATCATTTTAATAAAAATTTTTTCATTAGGTAAAAATCCTTTTTTTTTTTGAATCAAAAATTGATATTTTTTTCCAAAATTAATATTATTAAATTTATCATAATCATTATTATTTAATAAATAATTAAATTTTTTATTCCATAATTCAACTCTTTGAAAACCAATTTCTTTAAAGAATACTGTTATTTTAATACAATTTTTTTTTTCTAAACATTCTTTCCAATTATTTTTATAAATCCATCCATCATAAAAATAATCAGTATCATATTCTAATGTTTCAATATTATTTAATAATTTTATTTTATTATGATATTTTTTTGTATTTTTTTCAAAATTATTAATATCATCCAAATTTATATTCAATTCTTCAAAATTAACATTATATGTTATAGACCAATGATTGATTGTATCAATAATTCTTCTTATTGGTGAAGTCATATGTGTATATTTATATGTGTTTAAAATTGCATGATAATTATCTGTTAATGAATAATGAGCATTATCTGCTAATTTATTAGTAAAAATGTCTTTAATATCATCATCTAAATTTGAGTAATCTAATAAATTTTCTTTCAGTGAAATTACTCTATATGGCAAATTAAATTTATTTCCTATAAAATTATTAGTTTTAACCATCCAATAACTAACTAATTCATGAGTATCTTTAACTTTATCAGATAATTTACATGTAATATTAAATAATTTATTTATGATATCATATTTTAAACAATCATCATAATTTGTTGTTAATTTATTTTTAATTTTTGCTGGATAATGTTCAATTTTTTCAAAAGAATAATTTAATTTATTTATATAAAAAATAATAACATAAACATTTCTTATTTTATCTTCTAAAAGACTAGATTCAAATGTTATTAAATCACCCCATAAATTTTTATTTTTTAAATAAGGTTCATTATATAAAGTGGAAAATGCTTTTTTACTATAATCTCTTATTAAATCTAAATTTAAATAACTAATAGGCTGTGCAATATAAACTGAAACAATATAATAATTATTTGATTCTTCTAATGATAAAGCATCATCTATATCATTACAACCTTTAGGATCAATTGAAAAAATAAATTTATCAATATTAATTCTTTGTATACAATTTTCACAAGAATTATAGAATAAATCTTTAATATATACTGATTTATAAAATACTTTATAAATATATTGTAAAGTAATAATCATTATTGATAAATTATTTTCATTTTGAATTAATCCAATAATATCTATTATTACTGCATTTTCATTATCTAATATTTCAAATTTAATTATAATTTTTCCTTCAAGATTACCATTATAAGATACTAAATAATTTTTACAATCATTAAATACATTGATTTTATATTTTATTTTTTTAGATTTATTTTTTAGATGTTTAGATGTAAATTTTACTAATTGCGAAGTAGAAAAATAACCAATATTAGACATAAAATAAATTTAAATTAATAGTTTAAATAAAAATACTTTCAATTTTTATATTTAATAAATAAATAAAGAATCATTATTTTGATCATATAACCAAAAAGAAAATAAAATAGCTTCAATATCTTTTATAATCATTCTTTCATAAACTACAGTTAAAAGTAAAAATCTATATTCATTTTCATTATAATTATTTTCAGATTTCCATTTAATTGATGCATTTACATAAGTTTTTTTTAGTGTATCGCAATTCATAATCCATTCTTTTTTATTTTTAATTATTTTTAATTCATCAGGTTCATACATTGATTTAAAAATATTTGTATTTAAATGTTTGTTACTTTTAATAATTTCAACTATTTGAAATAATAGTTTAATAATTTTTATTCTAGATTTATTATTTTTATTACTAGCTGCTGATTTATTTAATGAATTAGGCATATTAGAACTATAACTATAATTATATTTAATTATTTTATTTTTTTTCAAATAATTAATATTTTCGCGATTTTTTAAACCTAAATTATTTTTTTTTAAATTATTTATTCTTATTTCATTTACTAATTTTTGTGTATAGTTCATAAAAAAAGAAAGTTAGAATTCTTAATAAAAAAAAATTCAATTTTTTTTATGAAAAACATTTAAAAAAAGTATCTTATAAATTTATATATGGATATTAAAAAAGATATATTTTTTACAAAAGAAAATATTACTAATATGACTAAAGAAATAATAACAAAATCTAATTTAAATAATTTGACAGATTTATCAAAACAAAAAATAGTAAAATCATTAGTAAATAATATGAATAATATTTATAAATCATTAGAAATATCAAAAATTAATGATAACAATATTAATACTATTTTAAATCAATTTAAAAAATTCAGTATAATGAATACAATGAAAGAATTTAATACAAAAGAATCAACATCAATTCAAAATCAACAACAAATATCTGATTTAAGATTTAAAAGAGATTTTGCATTAGGAAGTAATTTAACTAATAATATAATAGATAGACCAATAAATAGTAGAGAAAATATTAATACAAATAATAACGAAATTCAAAATTTACGACAATTATTTGATAAACCTCAAAGACCACCTACACCTGATTTTTTAAAACAACGAAAAGTAGGTGATAATAAAGAAATTTTTGAAACTAATTTAAATATTATTGAACATGATACAATTAATTATTCTAAAGATAATTTAAATGAATTATCAAATGATACATGGAGTAATGATAATTTTGGAACTAATTTATTTAGTAGTTTAGATAATATTAATAAACCTTTAATTGATTCAGATAATATTTTAGAAGATACAAGAAGTTTTAATGATAGATTAAAATTATTACAAAGTGATAGAAATAGTATTTTAATATCTAATTCTGAAATAAAACAAAATAACACTCAAAGTTTACAACAACTTGACAACAGCCAAATAAGTAATTCTCAAAGTTTTCAATCTAATAATAGACAATTAAATAATTCTAGTTTTCAACCTGATAATAGACAAAATATACAACAATTCGATAACAGACAACAATTAGATAACAAACAACAATTCGATAACAGACAACAATTTGATAACAGACAACAATTTGATAACAGACAACAATTAGATAACAGACAACAAATTAATAATCCAAGTTTACAACAATTTGATAACAGACAACAAATTAATAATCCAAGTTTACAACAATTTGATAACAGACAACAAATTAATAATCCAAGTTTACAACAAATAAATAATAGACAAAATAATACACAAAATTTACAAGATAATTATCAAAATTTACAACAATTAGATAATAGACAAGTTATAACAAATTTACAACAATTAGATAATAGACAAGTTATAACAAATTTACAACAAATTGATAATAGACAAAATAATTATCAAAATTTACAACAATTAAATAACTTTCAAAAAGAATCTGATTATATATCTCAACAAACGATTCAAGAACAAAATATTGCAAATTCAGTAATTAATAGTCAACAAATACTAAACTATAACAATAGTTTAGAGAAGTCAAAGAATGATATAAATAATCAAATAATAGAATTAAATATAATAAATAAAGCTTTATTAAATACAATGAATGAGAAAGAAATATTATTAAATGAGTTTGAAAAATTAAAGATAAAAGAGCAAGAAATTAAAAATAAAATATTAGAAATAAATATATTATCTAATAGTGTTACCAATACAATTAATAAATATAATTATATGTTTAAAACTCATTATTTACAATTAGAAATAACAAATAATGAAAATAAATCATCATATATTTGGAATTTTAACCAACCAATTAAAGAAATTAATAGTATAAAATTAATGTCATATTCAATACCAGAACCTAAATATAATATAAATAAGAATAAAAATGATAAATTAAATATTATGATTGAGGATGAAATATATGAAATATTAATTCCATTTGGATTTTATGATATATATCAATTAATAGAAAAAATTAATGATTCTTTAAAAAATTTATTAAATAATATAGAAACAATAGATAAAAAAGAAATTGATAATATAGAAATAGATAATGATAATAAAAATAAGATTTTAGAAGAAATAGAATCCGATGATAAAAAAATAAATAAAAGTAATACATCAGAAGTATCAGAAAGTGATGACTCAAAAAATAATGATAAAAAATTAAATAAAAGTAATATATCAGAATGTGATGATTTAAAAAATAATGATAAAAAATTCAATAAGGGTAATAAACAAAAAAATGTAAAAAATAAAGAATTAGAGAAAAGTATAAAATCATTAAAATATATATTATTTGAAATAGATAATTTTACAAAAAAAATAAAAATAAATTCAAATATAAATTATAAATTGATATCTACTTCATTAATAAAAAATAATTTAGGTTTTATAAATTTACAACAAATAGCTGACAATACATGGGATCTTAGATTAGACAGTAAAGTTTATTTATTTTTACAAAATTTATCAGATAATATACCTTTTGGAATATTATATTTTGTAAAAAATAATTTATCAATATGTAATTTTAATTTTACAGAATCAATAGTTTTAGATAAATTAGAAATAGTATTTGCAGATGAAAATGGATTAGAATACAATTTTTATAATTTGCCACATGAATTAAATTTTGTAATAGAAAAAAATATTTAAAAATAAGATTATATTAAATAATATATGAATTATTTAATTGAATATAATAATAAAATAATTGGTGTATATAATACATTTAATGATGCAGAAATATTTATTTTAGGTAATTTACAAAATAATTTATTCAATCATAATGTAAAAATTTTAACTTTTAAATCAAATAGTTGTTATTGTACAGAAGTTAAAAATTATTATGATATAGATTCAAATAACAATGTAATTGATGCATTAAGTGATGATTGTAATAATAAAAATGAATTAAAAGGAAAATTACAACATGAAATGAATATATTAAATGTTCAAAGAAAAAAATTAAACGAAAAACAAAATATTTATGAGAATGATTTAAAATTATTTAATATATTTCAAGATAAAAATTTAGATGAAATTCCTGAATTATTTAAAAAAAAATTTAATATAATTAAAAATTTAAATGAAATAAATAATTTAAATATTAATTCATATTATGACATGTTAAATAATATTGAATTTAAAAATGAAGAAAATTATGATAATTTTGAAATTGATACAGATTCAGAAATTATAAATGATTTTGATAATTTAAGAGATAAATGACAGATTTATATTTAATTAAATAAATTTTTGAAATTATTTATTTAAAAATGATTTCAAAAATTAATCAACCATAAATAATTAGAAAATTAATTTTTTTTTCTATTATTAATTATGTTTAGAGAAAAAGATATTGAAGATATTAATTTACATATTGATAAAATAAAAAATGATTCAGCTATGTTAAAATTAAAAAATTATGAACCAAAACTTGATGAAATTAGTAAAGTTTATAAAGTAATTCAAAATTATATAAAAAAAAATAAAAGAATAATTTATGGTGGTTTTGCACAACATTTATTGATAAAAAAGAAAAATATAAATGATGGAATTTATACAGAAATAGATGGAATATGTTTTAATTTTCCAGATATTGCTGATATGGAATTTTATTCACCAGAGCCATTAATTGATATAGTAAATTTAACTAATGAATTATATAATTTAAATTTTAAATATGTAGAAGCAAAAGAAGCAGTTCATGGGAAAACTTATAAAATTTATGTTAATATGGTAAATTATTGCGATTTTTCATTCATGCCAAAAAATATATATGATAATTTGCCTGTTATAACATTTAATAATTATATATGTAGTCATCCTCATTTTATGTTGGTTGATGCATATAGACAATTAAATGATCCTTTAACATCATATTGGAGAGTAGAAAAACCAATAAAAAGATTTCAAAAATTATTAAAATATTATCCAATAACTACTAATAATAATTATCATATTATTAATTTAAAGGAAACTAAAAATAATATAAAAAATAATGATATTTTGAGATACATAAGAAAGAAAATAATACATAATAGAAATTTAATTGTTATAGGTGAATATGGATATAATTATTATATAAATAAAAAATATAGGGTTTCGATAAATAACTATGAATTAATATCACCAAATTTTAAGAAACATTTTAAATTTATAAAAAAAAAATTAGAAAAACATTTTGGAAAAATAAAAATAATTCATTATTATCCTTTTTATGAATTTATTGATTATTCAGTTGAATTTTATTATAATGATAAATTAGTATTAAAACTTATTCAAAATTATGATAGATGTATAGTTTATAATAAATCTATAAAAAAAAAAACATATTTTGGAACAAATAATTTAATATTTATGCATTTATTATTTAATTATTTTTATACTTATATAAATAAATCCAATGAATATAAATATTTTTATAATTTAATACAAAATTTATATAATTATAAGAGAGAATATTTAGATATAAATAATAAAACAGTTATGGATAAATCAAAATTTCAAGATTTTACATTAAAATGTCATGGTAGTCATGTAGATATATTACGAAAAAGTTATTTAGCAGGTAAAATGAAAGTTGAACAAAAGAAAGCATTTAAATTTTCTTATATACCAGATGGGAAAAACAAGAAACTTGAATACGATTATGATAATATAACAGGTCAACAAATAAAAAATGAAAAAATGTTTTTTTTAAAAAAAAGATAATATAGATAAGGATATAAAAATATAAAAAATTATTTTTAAAAATAAAAAAAAATTATTATAAAAAATTTTTTATATAATTAATTTAATAATTGTATTCAAAAATAAAAA